TACACCGCCATTTCCGCTTGCATGAGCGAATTGTGCAAACCCCGTTGCGCCAGTGCGCACGTCTAGTTTTGCTTGGATAGACGTTGTTCCAATCCCGATGTCGCCATCTGAGTCAATAATTAGCCTAGCTGTTGCATCAGTCGCAAACCCAAGTTGATTTGCGCCAGCTCGATACATTCCAATATCTTTTTCTGAATCAAACGAAAATGCAGGCAATGCAGCAGTGCCATCACCTGCACTTTCCAGCAAATCAGCAACACTTACTTTCTTGGTGACATCTGCGCTGACATCTACAATCGGCAAAACATCAGTGTTGGCCGGGGCTGTAATTGCAGTCAGCCCTGTGATTTTGACATTAGCCATGTCAGCGCGTTAAAAGATGAGGTGTTTTTACGTTAGCACTACTGCAATAGCAACGCACCAAGGTTCGCAATCTGTGTGTCTACATACGCTTTTCGCGCTGCATCCTCGTTAGCGACTGGATCCCCAACAAGCTTTAGCTGCCCTGTCATCGTGTCTCCAGCCGTATCGACAAACGTTCCGGATTCACTCCGCCAAGCAGTGCCGTCATATACCTTTAGAACGTAAGTACCACCTGTTGTATCCAGCCATATCTCTCCCTTCTCATTACCTTGCTGGCCTGAAACTGTTCCAGTACCTGTCGTAGTTCCTGTTGCTGTAAAAACAGTTCCTACTGTATTAGCTGACGCTCCAACTAACGTAAAGTCAGAGTTGCCTACAGTAAGAATTTGATAAATAGTTCCAGTGACAAGTGCTGTGGCGGCAACACTATCTGGTGAAGCATTTGGAGCGGTTGTTCCAATATGAACTGGACCTACTTTTACTAGGTCACCATTACTGTCTTTAAAAAATAATCCGGGCGATCCTTCGTGTGTATTAACAGCAATTTGCCCTGAAGACATTGCCGTTGGGATTGGCCTTTTATGCGCTGTGCTGCTGCGCAGATGCTGGAGAGCCATTTTTGATGCCTATTGCTAGGCCGATAATAACTCTCCTATATTACGGAACTCAGAATGTCCCGTCATCTAGCTGGCTAGTCAAAGCGACCGTTCCACTGCTATTCGGCAGTGTGATCGTTCTGTCGGCAGTCGGATCAGCTGGAGAAAGAGTAGTTTCAAATGCGTCATCTGTTGGTCCTTCAAACACCAGCGAACCAGTATTACCGATCATTACCTGACCGCTAAAGATGCCGCCCGCTTTAGGCATTGCCAATGCGGCAAGGTCATAAGCAGTCTTTACGCCGCTTGGTGTTGCAGCAGTCGTTGTACTAGAAGAAGCAACTCCGTCTGTAAGCTGCAAAACACCAACTGCACTTGTGCTGCCGGTGCTAACTGTTAACGCTGGAGTTGTAGTGCCATTAGTAACGCCTAGTGGTGCGCTTACTGTTACTCCAGTAACCGTTCCAACGGTGTTTGCAATCCACTGAAGGCCAGTAGTTTGAGTGCTATCAGCGCTTAAAATATAACCATTAGCGCCAACCGTTAGCTTGTTTAAAGTAGTTGATGCACTAGCAGCAATTAAATCGCCCTTTGTATAAGAAGCAATATTTGTACCGCCTCTTGCAACATCAAGCGTGCCGCTTGTCATGTTGTCCACATCACGGCATTCGTTGCTAACTTCTTCCAGTGCAGATTGAACGTTAGTTGAACCTAAGCTTGCAGCAGGGCTAAAGGCAACGTTGTTAGCTGTTTGAGCTGTATAAGTGCTACTAACATCAATTTCAAGCCATGCGGTGCCAGTAGACAGCAGCAGGTCAGGCGGAGCGAGAGAAACAGTTGGAGCGGGTGACGTTCCAGTTCCTGGCTCTGAAACAACTAAGTAATAGTTGCTGTTGCTGCTGCTTGGAGAAGGCAATGCGTTACCTACTGTCAACCCAATTGCAGAACCCTCGCCAGTTACAGATGCAACTTCATTCGTACTAGCGTCGTAAGTACCAGCGAGAATAATTGCACCTGCTGAAATACCAATTGACTGCCAAACGTTTCCATCCCAAAGGAAGAAGTTCTTATCTAGGGGGTTAAAATGTAGCTGTCCAACAAAAGAAGCAACTGGTAAAGTCTCACCAATAGATGCCGTTGATTTGTTTGCTAGCTTATTAGCGGTTATAGCTCCCGACGCAATAAACGCAGAGCTAAAAGACCCCGTGTTAATCTTTGATGCGTCAAGATTAGGAATATCTGAAGCGACAAGATCGACTGCACCTGTCACTAAACCCTGAGCACTAAATGTGATGCCACTTTTAGTTGCTGCTGTAACGGTATTATTTATATTTAAAGTTCCGCTTGAAACTGCTAATCCAGCGCCTGGCTGAATAATTCCTTTTGCTGAAGAGGTTGCATCGGGCAAGTCAGCAGGCAAAAGTGCTCTAAACGTTGGTGCGGCATCTGATCCAGAAGCGGGACCAACAAATACAGAGTTTGCAGCCTGCGTATCAAGAGTTAGCGTTATATTTGCTGTAAAATCATCAGGATTATTAACCGCAATCGACAGTGGAGTTGATTCGGTTACTGTGACTGATTGAATTCCAGCTTCTTGTACCCAGGCTGAGCCGGTCCAGCGATATGCAAGACTAGACCCCGTGTTGTACCAGCCTTGTCCAACGTAAGCGCCGGTTCCAGAGGGAGAAGCTGCGCTTACAATGCAAGTGGATTGATCTCCCAGCTTGTCGCTACTTACAGCTGAATTATTAAGCTTTGCGGTTGTAACTGCGCTTGATTGAATGTTTGCTGCGCCAACAATGTTGCTCGCTAGCGTTGTCGCAAAAGATCCAGTACCTGTACCAGTAACCGCTCCAGTTAACGTAATCGTCTGATCGCCAGTGTTTACACCTGAACTTGTCCCAGCAAATGATGAACCATCAGTCCAAGTACCATCAGCTGTAGCAAGAGTGCCTAACGCTAAGGTTGACCTTTGAGCTGCTGCGTTAGCATCATCTAAAAGTGCTCTACCAGCAGCAGTACATGCAATTTGCTCGATAGTTCCAGCGCCTGAACTTGCTCGTCCAAGGATTACGTCAGTAGATGTTGCGTCTTGTATTTTTTCATAAGTGACCGCATCGCTTGCTATTTGAGTGGAGCCAATTGAGTTTGCAGTGATTGTTGTTGCAAAAGATCCAGTACCACTACCAGTAACTGGTCCAGTAAGGATTATAGTCTGGTCACCAGTATTAGTGCCTGAACTTGTTCCAGCAAAAGAGGCTCCGTTTGTCCAAGTGCCTGTGGCTGTTGCAAGGTTACCTAAACCTAAAGTGGTACGCTGAGCAGCTACATTAGCGTCATCTAACAACGCTCTCCCTGCAGCAGTACACGCAATTTCCTCTACCGTTCCAGCAGCCCCTGTCCCCCGGCCAAGAATTACATCTGCAGATGTTGTATCTTGAATTCGATCGTAAGTAACGGAATCGCTTGCTATCTCAGCTGTTCCGATTGCTCCTGCTGTAATTGACGTAGCAAAAGATCCGGTGCCGCTTCCAGTTACTGGGCCGGTTAAAGTTATTGTTTGATCACCGGTGTTTGTACCACTTGTAGTGCCAGAAAATGTTCCATTTTGGGTTGCAAGTGTGCCAAGACCTAACGTGTTTCGCTGCTGTGCAGCGTTTGTGCCGCTAAGCAAAGCACGGCCAGAACTTGTGCAATCAATTTCTTGAATATTTCCAGAACCACTACTGTCGCGTCCAAGTATTTTATCTCCTAAAGTTACGTCTTGAATTTTGGCATAATTAACCTGATTATCGCCAATCTTTGCTGTTTGAACTGAATCGCTAGCAAGAGCGTTTGCATTAACAATGCCATTAGTCAAGCTAGTAGCAAATGATCCTGTGCCTGTACCAGTAACAGCACCCGTCAAAGTGATCGTTTGATCACCAGTATTAGTGCCGCTAGAAGTTCCTGAGTGAGTACCAGCAAACGTTCCACTTTGTGTGGCAAGCGTTCCTAAACCAAGTGTTGTCCTTTGTGCGGCAGCATTTGCATCATCCAGCAATGCGCGGCCAGCTGAAGTACAGGCAATCTCTTCAACTACACCTGCACCTGCAGTGGAGCGTCCTAGAATGATGTCGGTTGCGCTTATGTCTTGAATTTTTGCGTAACTAACTGCGTCATCAACAATGTTTGCTGTACCAACAATTGTGTTGGCCAAAGTTGTTGCAAACGAGCCAGTGCCAGTGCCTGTTACAGCGCCTGTAAGTGTAATAGTTTGATCGCCAGTGTTAGTTCCGCTTGACGTACCACTGAACGTGCCGCTTTGTGTGGCAAGTGTCCCAAGACCTAATGTGGTTCTTTGAGCAGAAGCATCTGCATCGTCTAGCAACGCACGCCCTGCAGCAGTTAAGGTATACGCAGCGTAAGTATCTGAACCTGTCAGATAAATACTTTGGTTTGCGCTAGTAGCAAGACCAGCAATACTGTTTAATCCAGCGTCATAAGCTTGGACGTCAGTACCAATTGCCAACCCAAGATTTGTTCTTGCACCTGCAGCGGTAGACGATCCTGTGCCACCATCTGCAACTGTTATATCTGTGATTCCAGTTACCGTTCCACCGTTAATTGTGGCAGAAGTAATTGTTGCTGTCGCAGCAGTTAAGTTTGCAGTAACACTTGAGAATGTGACATTGCTGCTACTCCCTAAATCTAAAGTTACTCGTTGACCAGCAGCATTGGCGTCATCAAGCAGTGCTCTACCTGCTGCAGTACACGCAATTTCTTCTACCGCTCCAACACCAGAGATACGACCTAGGAGCTTGTTTGAGCCGCTGACGTTCTGAATCTTGGCGTAAGTGACGGCATCGTTTGCTAAAGCAGTCGTTCCAATTTTTAACGTACTATTTTGATCTAGCTTGTCTAGGTCAATAGAGCTGGTGCTGATTAGATCAAGGCCAGCATCAACCAGGTTCTTGACCGTTACCTTCTTGGTCTCAAAAGCGGTAATGTCTGAGATTGGCAGGACATCGTTCTGAGCAACCCCTGCTTTGGTCAGCTCAGTGAGTTCAGTAATTCGCTGGTCAGCCAAAGCCTTAGCTCCATGATCTGGGACGTTGGCCCCAGTTTAGTCCGTCACTTCCTGTAAGAGGAAATTCAAGCTCTGATCCAATATGACGCGACCATCGTCTCTCTTCAAGATGTAATCATCTGGCTTGCCAATGACGAGCCTGATTTCGCCGGTAGTTACAAAATCAATGGTGCAAGAGACCAGGCCACCTGCCTCCACAGAAATACCTGTTGTAGTGGTGACAGCGCTTACCAAATAAAAAATATTTTCTACAGTGGGAACAACTTCTTTATCAGTCAAATACAATGCCAAATCAAATGCACATCCAGCGTCTAAGCGCTGAATTGTTTGCAACATAATAATAGGGGCCTCATTAGCAGCTCCAACTGTGTAGTCAAATGCACATTCAATTCGGCCGCTACCACTCAACAACCCAGCATTAAATTGTTGTGTATATTTGTCAGACAATGTTGTCGTGTCAATTGCGTCTCTTGACGTATTAAATTCGTACCGGGAAACATTTCCTACTACATTGAATCTTGTGTCTAAAATTTCAAGATTTATCTCAATATCCTCGTTTGTAAATAAGTCAAGCGCAATTTCTGCCGACCTATTGTTGTTAATTGAGTCAGCAAAATTATTGAATAAACGCAGTCCGCCCATTGCATTTAAATTTACGTATTTCGTAAAACTTGTTGGAGTCAATCCATTGTTAAAAAAAGAGTCGTTAGATTGAGTTATTATCTGGTCGTCGCCTTGCGTAACCAAAAAATCTAACGTTCCAAAATTAGTATCTGGAATAAAGTCCAGTCTACGATTGTCAGCGGTACTGAAAGTTACTCGGTCGCCTGTGACTAAGTTATCAAGTGAACCTTCAACACCAAGCCTGTTTAAAGCCGTGTTGACATCGTCAGGCGATACCGACGAACTAAATGTGCCTATTTGACTGCCTGAACCACGGCGAAGGCGAATGTTGCCGTGATTGCCGAGGTAAAACGCCATTAAGCGCTAGGATTGATGATTTCTTCAAAGTCGCCATTAACAGTAAAGTTGAATGCAACCGTAGTTAACTCAGTAGTACTTACTGAAATGCTTGCAGAAGTAATAAAGGCGGTAAATTTTATATCGTCGAAAGCGCCTGTACCAACATTTAAAATCAGGGTAATATCCTTAGCCGGGGTAACCGGACCTACAAACTGGACTCTATTCAATAATGTAGTAAACTCAAGTTGAGTATCAGTATCACCGGTCTCTTTTTTGTAATACAGCAAAGTTGCACTACCTGTAGCGCCTTTTAATCCAGGGTGAAAGGTGTTTGCGTGCTCACCAAGGACAGTAGTGCTGAGCAGCTCAACGGTTGTGTCAAGAGACCAGTCCCGAACTTTCAAAAGGTCTCCAACCCCAGAAACCTGCATAGAGCCGTCCCGCCCCGTGAAGAAACCCATGACAAAGCTTGAACATTGCCGTCATCTTAGCTTACCTCGAAATTGCTGCTACGGAAGTCGGCAATTTCTGCGCGACCTTGCCCGTCACAAGGGTATTCGATTGCTTTGACGCTAAGCTCGCCCCCTTCTTCAATGGCAAGCTCAGTCACCCTAAAAACGCGCTTGGTTGGCCTTGCTTCGCCCATCACAAACATCCAGCCCTCATATGTTTTATTTCCTGCAAAAGTAGCCGTACTTATACCGTTTGCCGTATTGACAGAAACATTAGACTCGCTTTCAGTTTCTCCGGTCAAAGGTTTGTGAAGCAAGAACTCAAAATCATCATTTCTATTTCTTTGAGAATTCATTAGCGGCGCGTTTAGTAGACCATCTTTCATGACAACACCAGAAGAGTAATGGTCCCAATGTTTTAAACCAATATCAACATAAATAAACGCGCCAGGCTCTAGCGCTGCTTCAGACGGAAATGTCCTGAACTCAATTCCTTTTTTAACGTAACGACGCTGGTTGCATAGCAACTTTCCAAACATTATGGCCTGCTCTTTTTGAGTTACAAACTGGCTTAAATCGAATGTTTCCCTTATACCTTCGTCGCCTACTCCTGCCAGTCGCACGTCAACTGTTCTGTTTCGATTGAAAATTTCATTCTCGTTAAACTCTCTGTAGATAACAGAAGCGATCAGATCCTCAGTATTAGTGTCATAATTCAAAAATTCTTCTTTGTAGGAGCCTTGTAGAATATTGCCGGTCGTAAATAATGCTGAAACATTTACCTCTATAGGCGTTCCATCGTCAAGGCACGCCACTCCACTCTCGTTTACAGGAAGAGCTGGGACTAAGGTGTCTTTTCCGTTTTTCCGAGCCAACTCAAGCAAGCTGAACGGTGCTGCATTAACCCAAAATTCACGCCACGAACCAACGTCGGCAATAATTCCATCCATGTGCAGCCTTACCGTTCCAACTCCCCCGTCAACTAAGGGAAGTTTGTTGCTCATGCAAAACCTTTTAGCCAACGCAAGGCTGTCTAAATCAATATTTTGCAATGAAACATACTCGCCCACTCCATTTACTTCGTCCAAAAGAGTGTCAACAAAAATGTCTGGAGCGAAACTTGTAGAATCGTTGGATCTAGTAATACATTCCTCGCCCACTTTGTCCGCGTCAATAGCAAAACAATCCTTACCTTTCTTTATTAACGCGCTTACAGACCTTAAGTCTTGCAACCCGTGATTAGAATACGCACATAGGGCCATCATGGTTAAATTGTCGTATTTTTCAAGAATTACATTGTTTGCGGCAAATTGTTGCTCTGTTACGGCTGTTAAAGAAACTTCAGGTCCAGATTCAAAACTAAATTGCACGTTAGTGTCTGAATCAACCGAAAACATGTCCCATTCATTCGTGTCTTCTGGCCCTCTTTCGTTTTCGTCTGGATAGAAACCAATTGACTGCTTAGCCAAGACAGTCCTACCTATCCAAGAAATTTTGGGGTATTCCCCCGTCGGAGGAAACACTTCTGGGTCCTCTTTCGTATCTTCTAAAAAGGCGTATTTGTAAAATG